AATTCTTACTCAATCACACACAATTTGAAATTAGAAGTGTATTCGGGTAATATTTCACCTTGACGAATTACATCTTTTGCATATACTCCAAATGATTTCATATTAAATTATTAAGTACATAATCAATTGCAGAAGAATATGCCTTTGCAGGAGTATCTGAATAAATTCCATCATGTGATAATGTAAAATATTGTCCTACTTTTAATACTCGATAATAAAAAGTACTATAAGGTGATGAATCACTTAAACATATTTCAATATGAATGTTGTGAGAAGTAAATAACCAATCAATAACTTGATGTATTTCAGGTGCTGAATAAACTTGTAAATATTTACCTTCACCATTAACTTGCATTGTTAAATTTTTATAATTAAAGTTATCATAAAAATCATCAGGTTCAAACTCCATTGGTTCATCACCTGATTCTTTTGAGTTAGGATAAAATTTACCATCTTTAGTATAAAAATAATTAACAAGTTCTTGGAAACCTTTTTGTTTAAGTTTTACAGCTTGTTCAAATGTTACATGATTCATTTGTTTTGAATTTTATTTGTTAATTGAATATTTCCAAATATAACCATTAGAAGTTTTGCTTTTACCTAATGCACAATTTGAAATACCTTTTCCATAAATTTTTTCAGCTTCTTTAACTGATGACCATTCTTTTATGAAATTATTTTGTAAATCATATTGATTTACTTTTTTACTTTTTCTATTATTTATTTTTAATCCTTTATTCCAACATTTGATTTCTTTCTTTGCTCTTAAATTTTCTATAGAATTTTCAATATAACACCATCTATAACCAAATGCAGAATAACGTTTATTTTCACAACAAGATGAAATAGTTGAGCAATATGTACTATTTTTACCAATAAATCTACAAGCTTCTGAAATAGATTCAAAAGTATTTAACACCTCTAATGTGTTATAATCAAGCATTTTAACAGATTTTTGCCTATCAATCCATGTTGAAGATGGAGGTCTTACATTATTTTCTAAAGCATATTTTCTTTTTTTAGCATTAGATTCTTTTGAATGTTTAATTCCTAATGCTCTTCCTGCAATTGGTGCAATATTGTATAAAGGGAACAATGTATCAAAATAATATTGTTCCCTTATCATTAATTCTTCTTCATTACAATATTCAATAATTTCAAAAGTGAAATTATGTATTCCATATTTATTAACAGCTCTTTGTAAAATTATTGAATGATGCTTATTTTTTCTTAAATCTTTAAAGTGTCGTATTTTTCTGTTTTCTAATTCACGAGAACTTCCAATGTATAAATCTTTTGTAATTCCATTGACAATTTTATAAATTCCTATCATTGTTTTATTGTTTTGTATTATAATACAAAGATACAAAACAATGATTAAATACTTGAATTTTCTTCTAAAAATTTACGATATTGTTTAAATCCTCTAAAATTTGCATACATTTCTGAATCATCTTGAGCCTGGGCACAGTGTTCCGTTGGAGATAAGTGCCCATTTTGAATTAAAGAATCATGTAATCTAATATCATTTGCATAGTTAGGTTCTTTTGATTCTTCACCAATTACTGTATAACTAATCCTTGCACATCTTGCTGTTGCTATTTTAATTTTAAGATTTTCAAAATTCCAAGCTGTAGGGAAATGACTATTTTTATCATTTATCCAAGATTCTAAAATTTTATCAACTTGTTCATCATTTGCATCTAACCCATTGAAAGGTACATGCCATTCTCCAGGATTTAATTGATTAGGTACACTTTCATTCATTGCATCATACATACATTCAGCTAATTGCATCATGTGTATTTCAGATTGTCCTGAATTAGACATTAGCCAATCTATATCAGTTCCAATATTCCAATCAGGATAATATTTAATTGCATCTTTTCTACTTTTGAACTTTTGGTCTTTAATAGATTCATATATTGGACATCTTAATTCAAAAAAATTCTCCCATTCACTTGCTGTAATTAAAACTGTATGCCACATAAATGGTTCAAGTAATCTGTTGCAGAGTTGTTTAGTTGCACCCATTGCAAAACTAATCATAGCTGCTGCAATAACTAAATCTCTTGTTTTTAACCACCATTTACGCCATGTAATTATTTCACCATTATTTAATAGTGGCAAAACATAAGTGTTAAGAACTTCATCAATATCGAGATAATCTTCATCCCAAGTACCATCATCATTTTTAAAGTTTTTTGTGAGAAATTCTTGCAATGTTTCACGTATTTCTTCAAAAGTGTATTCTCTATCCATATCAAGATATTCAGTTCCTTGCATACCTGAATGATGTGTTTGAACTGCTATAGGAATAAATGGATTATTGATTACACTTTTTAACATTTTACTAAATGGAATAGCTCTACTACTTGCAGAGTTTCTACTAAATAACCTGTGAGTATTGGTTTCTGCTAAGATTATTCTTGGAAAAGTAATTTGCATTGTAGTTAATCTCTTTCCTTGAGGTGATAAAGAATCACATATTATTTTTGCACTAATCATTGTTTTATATTTTAAAGTTCAAAGAATGAATTATAATCTTTTTCAGATAATTCAGTAATTCCAAGAATTACAATTTGAATATTTACTTTAGGGTTTAAACCTGCATCAATTAATTCTTTACCTTCTTTTGAATTATTTCTAATTGTATCTTCAAGTAAAGGTCTTGAAGGAAATTCAGTTATAGGAAAACCTATTCCTATGTTTGCAAAACCAAGTGCTTTTGCATTTTGTTGAGAGTAACCAACTAAAAAATATCTCATATACAATTTTCTTTTATAAATTTATATAATTTGTGACATTGAGCTATTAAATCATCTAATGAACCATTATTATCAATTACAAAATCAAATGATTCATTATCTAATTCAGTTTCAGATGGATGTGTACCAGTTTCAACATTTCTATTTACTCTAACTGTTATTCCTCTTCTAAATTGTACAGCTTTCATTTCATTTTTAAATCTCATATCAGGTATCAATACAATTTTATCTGATTTATCAGCTTTTTGCATTGCAATATTTACCCAAACATTAGGATGAATATTTCTACCTACTTCAGTACCCATTAACTGAAGTATCTTTCTTGGAGTTAATTTTTCCAAATAAAGGTCACTAAAATTTCCTTTATTTTCTAAATAATTAAAAGTTTCTCTAACAACATATTTCCACCAATTTTCATCTAATTCAGACTCTTTAAATTCTCTATTTTCTAATTGTTCAACATTTACTCCTAACATTAATGCTACCATTTGTTTTAATGGGTCTGCAAATTTAATTACTTGAAACATTCTTTGATAAGTTGAATCTAAATAAGTAAGAGTTTTATCAATAGAAAATAATTTTTTCTCTATATTATAAAAGTTTTTACTTGTAATTTCTTTAGTGTCAATTCCCCACATATCAACTTGTTCAAAATAATGAATCATTTGCAAAGCTATTGCAACAGTATCTTTACCTGCCCCTGCTTTTCCTGATATACCAACAATTAAACTCATAGTTTATTAATTTAAAAAGAGTGTAGATTTCTCTACACTCTTAAGGTTATTAAAATATTTCTTTTTCAATTATGTGTGGTGGGATTTCAAATTCAATTGGTTCTATTTCTGATTCTTTCACGTTTGTTCCAAATAATTCATTTAATCTTTTCACAAATTTGAATTTGTAGTTTTTATCTTTTATCACAATTGCTTTTTCATCATCATTTAGTAAAGAGATAATTTCTTCATTGGTGTACATTTTACTGTATTTACCTGATAAGAAATTAGAGAAATCAATTACATCAGGTAATTTAATAACTACCATGTGTAAATGACCTACTAACAAGTTATCAAAAGAATAATCATCCTCATAGTAATCTTGTTCTCTTATCCACTCTATAAATGATACAAAAAAGTTTGTACATCTTTCAGTATCTACTAACACAAATATATGTTTTTGATACTCTTGATTGACATACATATCACCTATTCCATAAGCTAATTTGTAAATAGAACTTATCTTTTTTATAAATTCTGTTCCATATAGCTTTAAACAAGGAGATAAAAATCTCTTTGTTTTATTTAAGGTAATTTGATTTAATTGAATTTTAATCCCTTCCATTTTAACACTCTCTTTTAAAACTTGATGACAAAGAAAATACACCTTTGGTGTGAAAACATTCATAATCATGCTCCCATCCATTTTCTTCATGCCATTTGTATTGTTCTAAAAGTTCTTTCCAACCTTTGTATTTAGAATTAGCATAAACTTCATCTTGTCCTACAAAGTGGAGTACTTCTTTTTCAAATCCAAACATACCTGCATTTAAGAAATCAGGTGTAGTAATAAATAATAATGGGTCACATTTTTGCGTAGTACTTGCAACTATAAATCTAAATGTACATAAATTGTAATCAGGATAATTGTTAATCATCCATTGGTATAAACCTTCAGTGTACCATGCTGCTTGTATATCATACCTCCTCTTAAATGATTGATAATCAAAAAACTTAGTATAATCTCCCATAGTTTTAATGTCATAGGGAATTACTTCTTTAGTTTCATGATTAACAATTACCATATCAAGAAGTGCTTTACATAATACTCCTTCAACTTCAAAGTAAATAGGTAATTGGTAATAAGCATCTTCATGTGTATCATGTACAAATAACTCTTTAGTGTATTCATGAGTAATTAATTGAGTAATTATACTCATGATTTTAGAGTATTGTTCAATACTTAGTATAGACTTACCTTCACTTTCACGTAACTCAAACCAATACATTTCACCTTCTTCTGAAATCTTTTTAATTTTAGTTTCAGGTTTCCAATTTGGCTGGTATTCATGTTTAACTATGATTTCTAAAATGTCATCAGATGGAATATCTAACCAAATATCAGTACTTCTATTTGCAAATAATTCTTGTACAATGCTCATAATTACAGCACTTGGTTTAGAGAATCTACTTACATAATAGTTTTCCTCAAAGTATGATTCTCCCATTGTAATGAAATCATCAACACCTTTACCAATGATGAAGTGTTCTTTTTCTTCAAAAAACATTTCAGGGTCTTTAACTTCTTGAAATGCTTGTGCTGAAATTCCAAGTAATTTCAATTTAGATTGATTAAGTGCAGGAGAATTTATATACTCCTGCACATCTTCTTTACTGCTCCTTATTATCATAAGCTAATTGTAACAATTTAAAAAAATCATCAAATGTCATTGTAACTAAAGATGAAAATTCATCTCTTTTAACTCCAGGTTTACCTTGTTTGTGGTGAATTAGTACTTTAGGTAATTCAGATTTAGGAAGATTATCTTTGATATTTTTAAGAATATCTTGAGGTTTCATTCCCTTATGTACTCCTGCTTTTATTTGTACTAAAAGAGGAATATTAGCAAGGTCAACTCCTGCATCATCTAACATTCTTGATGCATATCTTGATGTTTGACAATCAGGGAATAGAGTTTTGAACTTAGTAGAGTATAATCTTTCTGCTGAGTGCCCTTTATTTCTATTAGTATTTGTAGCCATTGTGTTATTTTAAAGATGAATAAAATTGTGGATTGTTAATTTGATGTCCAATTGTATTTCTTTTTTTATTCAATGTTTTATTTAGTTCTTTAGTTGACATGATTTTAATAGAAATGCCAATTTCTCCCAAATATTTTACAATTTTACTGAATTCTTTTGGGAAACTATCTACAAACTCAAAACTAAAAAATGCAAACCATGCTTCAGGTCTAATATTTGTTCTTCTGTTCTTACCTCTTTTAAAATGAAAACCATTTTCATAAGTACTTCTTAGAGTTACAATTGCACCTATTATTTCTAATTGAGTATTCATTATTAACCCATGACCTGCATAAAACTTATCTACAAACTTAACTAACCTGTAACTTCCAGCTAAAAACACTTGTTCTAAATACTTAGTAGATTTCTTTTCAAGACTAAGAATATCATAAGAGTTATCATGATAGAATCTATATTCCATATCATAATCTGCTCCTTTGAATATATCTAACCTTGTTTGTTGATACCTACCTGAAATAAATCTTGGTGGTAAAGCATAATCTATAAAGCTCATAGTGTGTGAGTTTCAGTTATTAAATTATTTGGAATAAGATAATCCCAAATATAAGGTACTTTAAATACTTCTTCTCTGTTAAATTCATACATGTTTGTAATTGCATTTGTAATAAATGCAGTCATGTGAGAAGCTATCATAGCTGCTGTATGAGAAACTTGTTTCATTGTACATGAAGCATCTATCACCTCTGAATCATCAAATAAATGATTAGTTTCATAATCATTCATAAGTTTCTCTTGTTTTTGATTAAAACAATAAATTCTCATTTGTTCCATGAGTAATCTACCATCAATAAAATAGGCAGGGTAATCATATCTTGATTGATGAAGTTTAAATTTACTAAACAGTATTTTTCTTGCTTCCATATTATCAAATGCACTAATATAGAAAACAGGCCCATGATAATATCTTGTAATTGTACTTAAATCAGTTTCATGAGTTAATCTAAGATTATATGTAGTGATATTTACATCATAACCATTGAATTCTTCAATCACATCTGTCAAAGCATCTACTTTTGGTTTACCTACATCTGAAACTTTGAATAACTGACCTCCAAGATTATGAGCTTCTACAGTATCAAAATCATAAACAGTTGTGCTAAATCCTGCTCTTGTTAAAAAGAAAGCTAACCATGAGCCAATGCCACCACTTCCTCCAATTAACATTTTACAATCTTTACCAAACCATAAGGCATCTTTAAATCTATTTCTTTCTATTGTTTCCATTTTCCTTCATGTTTAAGTGTTCTAAAAAATCATCAACAAATTCAAATTCTGAAAATTGAATTTCATCTAATAATCCTTCCCATAAATAGTTAAACTCTTCTTTATCAACAACTTTCATGTTATAAAAATCTTTGATAAATTTTCTAAAGTTCTTTTTAATAATATTAGATACTTCTTCAAAACTAAATCCATCAACTTTAATAGATTCTTCAATATCTTCCATTACTTCTTCCATTGTATCTCCATTTATTGCTTGACCTAATCTAAGTACATAACAATAAAATCCTTCTTCAGATTCTAATGTAACTTCATTATCTTCTTCAAAAGTAAATGGATTACTTAACTCTAAATCATTTTTAAAGTTAAAGTCATGTAATGGAGTAGTTTTACTAAAATGTGGTGCTAAAGTAGCAATGGCTTTTTGTTCATTAATTACATCTCTTTTCTTAGAAATTTCTGTAATTTGATTTAAGAAACTATCATCTAAAGAAACAGCACTTGTTACTCTACAATCATAATTAGCTACAAATTCAGTAGCTTCTTTTTTAGTAAAAGTAATCTTGTTATTGTTAATGTCTTGTAGTTCATAACTTGGAGTGTGTAATGATTTAACTCTGAATGCTAATTTACAACTAAAATCTCCTGCATTATTCACAATTAAGGAGAGATAGGGATTCATGTGTTCAGAGTTTTCATTTACTTCTTCTAAATCTGTACCTGAAAAGAAGGTTTTCATGTTATGATGACTATGAATATGTCCAATTTTCAAATGAAAATAATCATTAGTTATAAGATATTGCATTACTCTTTCATCAAAACTATATTCTGTAAATCCTGTAGTACCTTTATCTAAAGGAATTAAATCTACAATTTCAATTTTTAAAGTTTCAGGAGATAGTAAAGTACCTTCTATACTGTAAAACATACAACCACTCCACTCTACAGTATTAATTACTTTACATAGATGATTAATCTTTTTTTGTACAGTTTCTGAAAGTACTACATTAGGACTCCCCATCAGGTTCAGAAATGGCAATTGTTGCTTGATTTCTTGTTTGAACATTTTGGTAGTAGTTCCTTGAGTGGTAGAATGATTGTTTTTCAAAGAGTTTGTAGATAAGTTCTTTGAAGAACTGTTTAAATCTAAATTCAATTTTTCCATTACTTGTTTCTTGTTTTACAGTTAAGTTAAATTTATTTTTGTTAAAGTAAAATCCTACTTTAGAAGGGGTTATAACAAACTCAAATACTTGATTAGAGGTAGCAACATCTTCAACAACTACCCCATCACAAGTAATTATTAAAAAGTTTTTATAAGCTACTAAAAAGTTAGGAGTAATTGCAGGAATTTCTTTAAATGCAAGTAATTCAAAATCATGTTTTTTTACAATTTGTCCTTTTTCATTGAAAAAATCATATTTACTGGTATCAATTACATTTCTAATTTTTCCATAATAATTTGATGCAACTTTAAGAGTATCAACAATATTTTTATCATTTAAGATAGAATCTGTTTCATGTATAGCTTCCATTCTGTAATGAGGAGTACCTTCTAATGATTCCCATTTTACAGTTGTATCTATTACACTAAACCATAGTTGATAAAGATTTTGTAATTCTTCTTTAAAAGAATCATCTTTAATTGGATTAGATTTAAAATGTGATTCTATAAGTACAAACACACTTGTAATAGGCCCCTCACCTGTACAAAATTTACTAAATCTTTGATATTGTTCTTCTTTGATAAAAATTTTACCTTGTTGACTTTGATATTTTGACTTACTTGGCAAATGTGAATGTACATAACCCATTTTAAGATGTTCTGCTGAATAAGTAGTTTTCATACCTTCCATAAATGAACCATCATTACATACTTTTCCATTAAGATGAAATGTAGAACTTATAAATAAATCTTCAATTTCAACTGATTCTTTTTTGGAGTTAGTAATTTGAATCTTAGGGTAATGAATAGTTACTTTAACAACAGGTGTACATACTACACAAGTGTCATAACTTGTAAAATGTTTGACTACAAGTGGATGAACATCTTCACTTGTAAAATACA